CCATTAAAAGCTTCATTTTTCATTCCCCAATCATTATTTATAAATGTAATATCATTATTTAATGATGTGTCACGAAATGGATCTTTATCTAAAACTTTTACTGAATTATACTCTGATATAGTTTTACCTGCTAATATCTTTAGTATTGTTGATTTACCACATCCGTTAAGACCAGATAATACATAACATTTATAAAAAAATAATTCCAAATTTAAATTATTAAATATTATATTGTCATTATATTTGAATTTTAAATTTTCTATATGTATACATTTTTTCATTATATTACACCTTTTATATATAATTATTCTGAATAAACGAATTACATATAAAAAAATTGAATGTTTCCTAAATATACAATAAGTTAAAGATTATTTTTAATCTAATATGACAAAAAATCAAAATAAAAATAAATTACCATGTATTACATGGGTAGCAACGGGAGATTGTCCTTATGGTAATAAATGCCAATACATACATATGGATGATTTAAAATATAATGGAAAAAAAATTAAAAATAAAAAGTTAAATAATTTTTCCAAAAAAGATTATGAGGATAATATTATTTTTTATCCTTTTTCTGAATCATTCGATTCAAATGAATATATATCACATTATGAAACAACAAAAAAAAACAGATTAGAAGTATTTATTTCCTTATCTGGACACAATAAAGAAAATTTGAATAACAAAAATAAACAAAAATTTAAAAAAAAAATTCAAGAAAAAAAATATAAAACACATTATGTACCAGAATATTCTGATAATAATATTGGACCAGCTTTTTTAGATAGTTTAATTAAATCTATTCAACTGTAACAACTTTTGCTAAATTCTTGGGTTTATCAGGATTAATTCCTCTTTTTATAGATGAATAATAAGCAATAAGTTGTAGTGGAATAATACCAAGTAATGATGAAAATGATTTATTATTTGGTATATAAATACTATTCGGATATTTTATATTTTTATTATTAGTTATAAATATTATTGGTGATTTCCTTGACAAAACTTCTTCATACGCATTAATTACTTTAGACTCATATAAAAAATTATTATTTAATATAATAACTGGCATATTTTCATCCAATAAAGCAAATGGACCATGTTTTAAACTACTTGATGAATATGCTTCACTATGTATATATGATATTTCCTTAATTTTTAATGAACCTTCACGTGCAATACTTTCATCAGTATTTTTACCCAATATAAATAAATTATTTGATTTATCTATTATATTTAATATATTATTAATTTGTGTATGGGCTATATTTAAACAATTTTGAAAATCTAAACTTAAATTTTGTAAATCTTTTATTAATTGTATTCTGATATTCTCATTCAAATTTTGTATTTGACTGTACCAACATGACAATAAACATAAACATATAACTTGTGTTGTAAATGCCTTTGTAGATGCGACACCCATTTCTCTTCCAGCATTACAATATATACCACAATCTACTTCACGTGCTATCAAACTATCCACAACATTTATAATACCCAATGTAAAAATATTTTTATTTTTTGCTATTTCAATACACCTATGTAAATCCTTTGTTTCACCAGATTGTGATACAAAAACCATTAATGATTTCCCTTTTTTTGGAATATCATCTTCTTCAAAATCAGCACCATCAAATATTTGAATTAAATTAAAATTACATAATTTTTTCAAAAAATGCTTTCCATACATACATGAATGATAAGATGTACCACAACCTAATAAAATAATATTTTCTATTTCCCTCAAACTTTCTATATTATCATCACATCCACCAAGTTTTACATTTGTCTTATTTAATATTCTTCCTCCATTATTAATAGCATTCATTATTTTTTGTGGTTGTTCATATATTTCCTTGATTGTCCAATGCTCATATGGCTCTGGATTTTCATCAAAATCAATTAAATTCACATTTTTTAAATCATATACATAATTGTATTTAACTTTAATTTTATCATCAATTAATTCCACATAACAAATATCATCATTTTGTAATGTTATATAAGAATTTAATTTATTACAAAAACCACTTTGCTCACTTGTTATCATAGCATACTCTTCATTATATCCCAATAATAATGGACTACCATTTCTAACACAATATATTTTATTATTTTCCATTTTATTCAATATGATTAAACCATATGTACCATTTAAATTATCTATGGTTTTTTTAATAACATCTGTAAAATTATTTTCATCAATACTATAATATTCCAATAAATTAGCTATAATTTCTGTATCTGTATCCGAATAAAACTTAAAATTTTTACTTATTAAAAAATCCTTCAATTTCTTATAATTTTCAATAATTCCATTATGTACAACTATAATATTTGTATTATTACTAATATGTGGATGGGCATTAATATCATTTTTTGGACCATGGGTAGCCCATCTATTATGTCCTATTCCTATATTTGTATTATATTGTTTATAATCAATATTTTTTAATTTTTCAATTGAATCTTCCTCCTTTGTTGAAGCATATTTATGTAAAATAAAATTATCTTTATTAAATAAACAGATTCCAGATGAATCATATCCCCTATTTTGTAATTGTATTAAACTATTAATAATATTTTCAAAAATATTAATATTGTATTTAGATAATATTCCAATTATACCACACATTATATTATTATTTATTAATAATTACTATTTTAAACTATTTTTAAAAATAATTTAAAATTAATTGAGATAATTTATACCTTACAAATATAATAGCTAATAATATCATTAAATCTTCTCCAATTTACGTCTTCTTCATGTTCTTTTAACTCATCTTCATCAATATTTAATTTATCCATTAAAATATCCATAGCGTCACATATAATCAATTCTTCTTCATAATTATTAAATTGACATTCTTTCTCTTCACTTTCTTGTATGATATACCATTCTTTTAAAATAAAATTATTTAAATTTTGATACCAAGTAAAATTATCTTTTAATATATGTTGATATTTTTTCCAAAAAATGTTATTTATAATTTCTTTAGCAACATCATGATACATTTTATTAATAAATGCCATTTTATTATACTATAAAATAAATTTTAAATAAATTAATTGGATTATTTTATTTCATATTTATTTATATTCATTTACAATAATTTATTTTTTATTATTTCAAATGTATCTTCTACATTATCAATTTTATATCCAATCACATGTTTATCATTAATTATATGATAATCATTACCATCTTTTTCATATTTATCACCAAAATATATAATTTTTTCATATTCTTTTGGTTGAATTGTATCTAAAATTTGTATTTTATCGTATTCTACTGGATATAAACCAATTCCTACACTACCACCCAAATTTATACTTATTTTATCTTGAATATTTAATTCTTTTGCTTTATCCCTTAAAAGGTGTAAAATATCATTACGTATATTGAATTCATTATCAATATTTTTAAATACTTCACGTTCATCTAATGTTGCCTGCATCCCAATACATGATAAATATACTATTCCATTACGTAAATCTACAAAATGTCCACTTAATTCATAATCACATTCAGATAAATATTTTAAAAATATTTTAATTAATACATTAATATATTTGTATGTTTTATGTGCCCTAATATTTTTTTTATACATTTCCTGTAAATTAAGACTAGTTTTTGAATTATTTTTATGATATACACAACCACATTCCGAAAAATAATGGTCAAAATAAACTGAATCATTCATCTGACTTAATGCTTTTTCTAATGTCCCACCCCCGCATGTCCCTATTTCATATTTTTCTTTAAGTTGATTTAAAAGAAGTGCATGTTCAGGTTTTAATGTACATGATGATTCAGCTAATGTTCCGTCAATATCAAAAATAACAATCTTATTCATAATTAAATATTTAAAAAAAATTGAATAATTTACATAATTTAAAAAAAAATAATAATGATAAATGTAGAATTAAATACAGAATATTTATTATATACTTGCTTGATTTTAATATTTATATTATTTTATTGTTTATTTAGAAAAAATACAAATGTAATTGTGAAAGAAAAATATGAAAATGAAGATATTCATGAAACACAGTATTTAATCAGTAATAATGAAATATTAAAAAAAAAAATCAATGTAAATGAAATTATTTGTACATGCAAAACATTTTATATTGAGGAAGATGAATTAAAAAATTGTCAAAAGTGTATACAAAGGTATATACATCATTTGGAAGAAAGTAATAAAAAAAGGAAAAAATGTTTGTCTTTTCCCACTTAATTTATAAAAACTATTCACTATGTTAGATATAAATATTATACGTAATATTTATAGTTATGACAGAATAAAAATAGAATTATATGATAAAGTTTTATTAGAATTAAATAATGATTTTGATAAACTTAAACAAAAACTAGAATTTGTGGTACACGTAATCTACTTTAATTTTGTAAAATATCCAAATTATAAAAACTTTGTGTATAATTTAATAAGTTTCATCATTCCATATCCTAAAATACCTCCAAATCCAAATTCGCCATTTTGATATACTGCTTCATTATTACCTATATAGCATACTTGTCCTTTATTTTGAAATTCAAATTTATTTGTATTCTTAAAATTATAATTAAATTGATTTCCTAAATATTTTCCTTGCTGGTATGCTACTTGGGCACATGGAGTATATCCACTGTACGCACAATCTCCAGCTACCCATACATTAGTTAATTTATCTATTTTTAAATATTCATTGACATGAATACCAAAACGATTTTCATAACCTAATTTCTTATTTATTAATGTACTTAATGGATGTATTTTAATACCACCACACCATATGGCTAAATCATACTTAATTTCTTTATTATTACTTAAATATATTTTATTTTCATCCATATTTTTAACAAAAGAACCAAAATGTAAATTTACATTATTTTTTTTCCATAAATTTAAGGCACTTGATTTTAATTTATCATTAAATATATTTAAAGGTCCTGGTAATCCATCAATAGCATGTATATTATATTTTTTATTTTTAATTTTATCAAAAAATATTAAACCATTAATATAATTATTTAAGTTAATATCTAATTTATTATTGTTATCTATTAAATGTCCAATTATCTCACTTCCAGTTAATCCACATCCCATAATTGCTATATGTGCATCATCTGGTAAATTTTTAATAACTTCACTAATTTTTACCGCGTCATGATTTGTTTTTAAATAATAACTATTTTCTTTTAAACCTTTAATATTAAAATCATTTATCACACTTCCATGACACAGTAATAAGTAATCATATTTGTCACTTTCTTTAAATTGAGTGATGACTTTATTATTTTTAAAATCGAAATCTGTTACATTTACTTTTTCAAATTGAATTGAAGGATATTTTTCCTTTAAATGAATAGTAGTTGATTCATTTTTTAATAAACTTGATGCTAAAAATGGTTGATATACGAAATTTTCATTATTTGACAAAACATGTACATCATATAAATTAAAATCAATAGTATCTAAAAATCCTTTTGTAGCCCAGCCACTTCCAACAATAATAATTTTTTTTTTCATATCTTTATAATTTTAAATAAAATATTTAAATAAATTAACAAAATTCAGGTTTTATTTTATTTAATTCATTTTCAATTTTTGACATTAATTGACGCATATTATCTATTCCCTTTGAAACATTGTTATTTAAATATTTTGAATCTCTTTCATTTTCACAATTATCAGCTTTTAATTTCTTATATTGCCCAGTTATTTTATTTAAATCATTCTTTAAATGAAAAATAGTCGTCTCTAATTCATCAATATTTGTACATTTTTGTTCCAATAATTTAATTAAATCATCTTTTTTCAAACTTTTAAAATTAGGTAACTTGACTTTCTTTTTTGTTTCATTTGTTACATTACTTTCATATAAATCAAAAGAATGTGGGTAAGAATTAGTTCTACTGTCAGGTAGATTCTTCATAATTGAATAAATTAACTGTACAGCATTCATTTGGTCTTTCATTTCCATCATTGGAATAATAATTTTACTATTTTTCATAGATTCAATTTGTTCATCGCTAGCATCATTTAATGCAAGTTTATACTCATTTGTAATCCAAATAAATGCAATTTTATCAAATTCAAATGGATCACCTATTATATCTACACTATTTTTAAATTTATCAAAATTACCTTTTATATACATATAATCAACAATTATTCCTTCTACATCT